ATGTTCAACATTAATATCAATGAAGATGAAGCAAGAGAAATGTTGCAAAAAGCAATTGATGAAAGAGTAGAGGAATTAGCAAAAGAGAAGTATTTCATGACTTACAAAGAGTTGGCAAGATATCTTAACTTATCCAAACCAACTATCGACGATCTGCTTATCAAGAATGGAATGCCGTACTTTCGTGTTGGGAGCACATACAGATTCAAAAAAAGTGATGTGGACAATTTCATGGACTCTATCACTGCACAAATGGATTTGATGAATAATGATTTAAAAACTTTGAAGATCAAACAGGAGGCTGAATAATGTCAGACAATTATTTTAATGAATTAAGTGATCAAGAGAAATACGTTTATTTATATGGAAGGTCGTCATACGAGGTTGAGATATGCAGATGGTTAAGCGACAAAACTTCCGAAGTAACCGAAAAACTAAATAAAGGTGTAAGTCCTGAATTTTTATTAAATGACTTCTTAACAGGATTAGCTGACAAGATTCAGATTGAGGCTTGGGAAGGTCAAATACAAAAAAAAGCAATTAACGGAGGCTGAATAATATGCTCAACGAGAAACAGAATCTTATTCAAGAGAAGTTAGAAGATATTTACAGAGTTGTGAAATTTGAAGGTATTGAAGAAGTATCGGTACAAGTTACAGGGAAAAAATTAAGCAGACATTCATTTTTGAATAACCTAGTAACATATATGACTGGTTATTGTTATGAACTTATTGAGAATTATCAACTTACATCAAATGAAGATTATAACGTGACTTATGTACTACAGACCTTATCCAGTGCAGAAACAGATACATTAGATTCAACTGTATTTTTATTAGAATGGGCTGTAACTAAATTATCTTTATCGTTCGGATTAGACCCTGAAGAAGTGAAGAAGGTGATTATATGAAGGATATCGCACTGATTTATTTAACGTTATGTAATGGAATCATACTATTATTTATCGGCGTAAGTACTATAAACGCTTGCTATTTTTCAGCACTCATAACAGTTATGCTGGCTTACTTGTACGTTCGTATTCCAGAAATAAAAAAGCCAATACTGACGGCAATCAGTAAAGGCAACAAACGATTAAAAAAATTATTTATATCTTAATTTTAACACACATTAGGGGGGGTAACAATCATGATTCAATTAGAAAATGACAATCAAGTTTCATTAACTTTCTATAAAAATAAATACGGACAAGAAAAAGACGGTTACGCCTATAAAGAATTTTCCTTGTCTGCATTTTATGGAATGTTAGAAACACCAAAAGTAATTGGAACAGATGAAAAAGAGAAAATCATGAATGGATTATTTGTATCGGGAAAAGTCGCAGGTGATCGTAAAGATGAAAATGTCGAACATAAGAATATGCTCATATTAGATGTAGACGGTACACCTAAAGGCTATGACCTATTCAAAGAGGTAAGTGATAGATATAACAATGCGTTCGCTATATATACCACATATAAGCACACAGAGGCTAGTGGTCGATACAGGTTATTAATTCCAGTCAATCGTAATCTAACACCAGAACAATATGAATCGTTAGTCAATTTGATTGCTGATAATTTAGATGTACCAAATATAGATGCTGGTAGTGACCAAGCGAGCAGGTGCTTTGCAATGCCAGTAGTAGCGTCTGAAAGTAGTTTATACGAGTTCAAATATCAAGATGCACCAGTTATGCAAATTACAGATGAACAATTGGATAAATTGACGCCTAAATCGAAGACAGATGTCAAACAATATCAAAATAAAATTACAGGCGACAAGTGGAAGGAAATACTAGCACCTAAAGGCGAACATGAAGGACGTAATAATGATTTAACTAAGATAGTCGGTAGCATGTTAAGACGTTACGTAGATGCTGAATTAACGTATCATTTAGCGATGTTATGGAATGAAAGTAATATCGTTCCATTAGATGAAAAAGAGTTCAATACGACCTTTAAAAGCATCTTAAAGAAAGAGTTACAGCGTAGAGAACAAAAAGGAGGGATTAGAGTTAATGGCTACTAATAATATTGAATTAGATCAGTTAATCGAGAAATCAAAAAGCAAAGTAATCAGCATAAGCGACGAAAAAAGAGTAAAAGCAGACTGGTTAAGCAGTTTAAGAGTTTCGCCGTCTACAGGTGCTCATAAAAGCACGACAACAAACGGAGAAATCATATTGCGTAACGATGAAAAATTAAAAGACATGCTTCAATATGATTCATTCGAGAAAATAACGAAATTGAAACGATTACCATATTGGAGGTCTAGCGATGATAAAAATTATGATTGGTCAGATATGGACACTGTTCACGTGAAAGCACATATTGATAGATGTTATAACATTCAATTCAGTACAGACGTTTTAAATGAAGTGATTGACAAAGAAGCATACAGTTATAAATTCCACCCTATAAAAACAATGATTGAATCTAAAGAATGGGACGGGACAAAAAGAATTGAAACGTTATTCATAGATTATTTAGGTGCTCCCGATACCCATTACAGTAAGGAAGTTGCTAAAAAAATGATGATGGGAGCAGTTGCGAGAATTTACAACCCTGGTATTAAATTCGATACTATGACCGTTTTATATGGTGGTCAAGGTATTGGAAAATCAACGTTAGTAAGCAAGCTAGGTGGCGATTGGTATAACGAATCTATAAAATCATTTTCTGGAGATGAAGCATATAAGAAGATACAGGGTTCATGGATATGTGAAATAGCGGAATTGTCAGCGTTTAACAGTTCGACTGTTGAAGATATTAAAAGTTTTGTAAGTGCAACGATCGATATATTTCGTGCTTCTTATGGTCGTCGTACAGAGAGACACCCAAGACAATGTATATTTATTGGAACAACTAATAAACATGAATTCTTAAAGGATAAAACAGGTAACAGAAGATTTTGGCCAATTACCACTAATGAAAGTAAAATTACTAAAAGCCCGTTTGATGATCTAACTCAAGAAATAGTCCAACAAATGTATGCAGAGGCTAAAATTTATTTTGATGAAAATCCAACCGAAAAAGCGTTATTACTCGATAAAGAAGCAACTGCTACAGCTTTACAAATACAAAATGAACATGCTGAAAAGGATGACCTGGTAGGAGAAATTGAAGCATTTCTTGAGCGTCCTATACCATCTAATTATTGGAATATGCCCCTATATGAAATGCGTTCAGCAATCGACAGAACAATAAATGATGACGATATTAAAACTTTCGAGGGCGGTACTACTATTCAAGTTGGTTCAAGTAAGCCAGGTGCATATATGTGGAGAGACAGAATATGCTCCAAGGAAATATGGAAAGTCATGATGAAAAGAGATGACCAACCAAAAGTACATGAATCCAGAAGAATTGAAGATGCTTTAAGAGATATTAGTTATTGTAGTGTAAATAAAAAGCGAATGAGATTCGGAAAAAATATAGGTAGACAGTATGGTTTCGAAATAGATATGAAAGAATATCACGAAAATATGTAAATAGGTGTCCCAAAATAAACAAATAGGACAGTAATGGGACAATGATGGGACAGTCTCAAACCGTTGGGGGAGTAAGCGCCACGCTATATATGTCCTATTGTCCTATGATTTTACTAGTAAAAGTATATAAAAGTAATACACACACACACACCATACTCCTTGTGTTGGGGTAAAAAAGGGGGACAGTGGGACAGCAACCCCGAAACCTTTGGGGGAGTAAGGTTCAAAGGCGTCCCATGACGGTGGACTGTTAAGGGACAAGGGACAGATAAAATCAATTGGAGGATAACTAAAATGACTATATCAGAACAAACGCTATCAGAACAAACACATAAGATGCTTGAGATCATGTTAAAGAATAATAATTTTAGAAAAGAGATTATATCAAAACAAGACTTATTCATATCTGGACTATTTCATACCATGACAATTTTCAATGAAGAAATTCAACAAAGTTTTTTAAAAGAAATAATGTGGTCAACAAATAAAGGTGTATACCTGGCGAAGTTGGGAAATGGAATGATTTTATATACAAAAGATTTCAAAGGGGCAATTGCTTTTAATTTAAAGATTGCTGGCACTATACAAAAGAAACTAATTGAAGAAAAGTGGATTATTGAAGTAGATGAGTTACATTCGTATCAAAAAGGAAAAGGTAAATTCTTGCTTAATCTCATTTTAAACGTTTCCAATAACATAGGTGTCCCTGTCACATTATGGACTGAAACGAAAGATAACGTTGAATATTTTAAAAAGTATGATTTTGTCAATCTAGGCAAAAGAGGGACTAATGGGGAATATTTAATGTATAGAAAACATAAACTCTATAACCATTGACACAACTATCTTTATATACCCCTATGTGGTATAATATAAACAACTAATTAGTACTAGGTACTAATACCAGACCGTAAAATAAAAATAAAGGGTGAGAAAATGCCTAAATGGATAGATAAATTATTGGGAATTGAAAAGGTACAAGAGCAACAAATGAAGAACTTTGAAATGTTAAATGGTGGTTATAAATCATTTTCACAATTCACAGGGGACGCTTATCAAAATGATATTTATAGATCAGCAGTTGATTCAATCGCACGTCATATAGCGAAGTTATCGGGTAAGCATATCATCAATAATTCAAAACAAAACGATAGCAACTCTAAAATTAATCGCTTATTACAGGATAGACCAAACCCGTATATGTCGGGATATGATTTTTTATACAAAGTCGCAACACAATACTTCTTATATAACAATGCTTTCATACTCGTACAGAAGGATAATAAGGGGAATTTATCGGGACTATATCCATTGTCACCAACTAATGTCGAGTATGTGGTAGATGCAAGCAATGAAATGTATCTTAAATTCTTATTCAGTAATGGCGAAAAAGTTATTTTGCATATGAACGAGGTAGCAGTATTACGCAGACACTTCAACAGTAATGAGTTACTAGGTGATGACAATTCAGCTATTATGTCAACATTACAACTAGCACATACACAAAATGAAGGTATGAATGAAGCGATTAAAAATTCAGCACAAATCAGAGGGATAGTTAAATATACGCAGGCATTAAGTCCTAGCAAGCTAAAAGAAGCTAAAGATGAGTTTATGAATAACTATTTCACAATGGCTAATAACGGTGGCGTAATACCCGTTGACACGTCAATGGAGTACCAGCCTTTAAATGTATCAGATGTTCAAATTGATACGTCACAAATGCAAGTAGTGAAGCAAAAGATATATGACTATCTAGGTATTAGTGAATCAATCGTAAATGGCACATATACAGAAGATGGCTGGCAAGCGTTCTTTGAATCAATTATCGAGCCATTTTCAATACAAATAGCACTAGAACTGACGGATAAAGTTTTCAGTGAAAGAGAAAAAGCGTTTAACAATCGCATAATATTTGAATCATCAAAATTACAATATGCAAGTAATCAATCAAAAACAAATGTTATTAAGGAATTGTTGCCATTAGGTGTACTAACAGTCAATCAAGCATTGGACTTACTCAATTTACCTAATGTGGAAGATGGGGACAAACGTATACAATCTTTAAACTATGTAGATAAAGATATCGTCAATGAATATCAGATGCAGAATAAGGGGGACAAAGTGAATGAAGGAAATTAGATCAGCAGAAATACAAACAGATTCTAAAAGTACAGAAATGATACTTGAAGGAACGCCAATTGTTTTTAATAAACCAACAACAATATATACACCAACAGGCTCATATACAGAAGTGATTAAGCGAAATGCGTTAGACGGCTTGAAATTGAATGATACACGTCTTTTAGTATCACATGACCATAATCGTATACCATTAGCAAAGTCACCTAAGACAATGGAAATATGGACTGATGAAGTAGGTATGCACATGAGGGCAACTCTACCAGATACCGAAGAAGCACGCTCTGTTTATACGGCAGTAAAACGGGGCGATTTGACAGGTATGTCATTTGGATTCACTTGTAGCAAAGACGGTAGTCTATACGATGTGAATACACGCACAAGAACAATTAACAAGATTGATAAGGTGCTTGAGTTTTCAGTAGTGAACTTTCCAGCATATGAAGAAGCAAGTGTGGAAGCAAGAAATCAAATTCAAGATGCAGAGTTAAGACACGAACAATACAAGCAAGCACAGATTAATCTAAATAAATTATTAGTGAAGGAGATTAAATAATATGAACTTTAATACAGTAGAAGAAGCATTTAATCATTACCGTAATTCAAGTATTGAAGATATCGAAACAAGAGCAGGACAAATCAAAGGGACTATTGAGAACGATCCAGAAGCAGATATCACAAAGTTAAATATTGAAATTGAAGGACTTAACCAAGCAAAAGAAAACATTAAAGATAAGGAGAAAGAATCAATGACAAAAGAAAACCAAGAGCAACGCTCATTTAATCCAATTACAGGTACACAAATCAAAGGACAACAAGAACTTAATAAAGATAATATCTTCAGTTCAGAAGAATATCGTTCAGCGTTCTATAAACAAATGTTAGGACAAAACTTATCAGAAGTTGAAACACGTGCATTTAATATGGCAATGGCACAACAAGATGCAGAACATAGAGCAGACAGCTTTTCATCTTCAAGCAATTCATCAGCAGTATTACCAGAACAAACATTAAATGAAGTGATTAAGAAAGCACGTACACAAGGTGGCTTAATTGGTCATGTTAGATCATTCAACATTCCGACTAAGATTAGTATTCCAATTGGTACGCCAACAGCTAAAGCAGAATGGCATACAGAAGGTAAGAAAGTAGATTCAGAAAATCCAACAACTGCATCAGTACAGTTTGAAGGTAATGAAATCATTAAAGTATTCTCAATCAGTGTGAAAGCTAAGACAATGTCTATTTCAGCATTTGAATCATACTTGATTGAAGAATTAACAAGTGCAGTAGTAGAAGCTATCGACTATGCGTTAGTTAATGGTACAGGTACTAATCAAGGTCAAGGTGTCTTAACTGGTGTAACGTGGAACGCTGGTAACACAGTTGACTTAACAGGTGAATATACAGACTTCACTAAAGCATTAGCATTATTGAAGCGTGGCTATTCAGCAGGTGCTAAATTCGTTATGAGTAACGCAACATTATACAACACTGTATATAGTTTAGTAGATGCTAACAAACGTCCTCTATTTATTGCAGATGCACAGAATGAAAGTATCGGACACATTCTAGGTAAAGAGGTAGTAGTAGATGATAATGTAGAAGATGGCACTATCTTACTAGGTAACTTCAACTATCTAGGCTATAACTTACCAGAAGGCTTAATGCTTGAACAATCAAGAGAATCATCATTCCGTAGTGGATTAGTTGATTACAGAGCAATGGCAATCGCAGACACTCGTGTGTTAGTAGATGAAGCCTTTATCAAACTATCAGCAGTAGCAGAAGGATAATATAAACAGTTAGGGCATCAGTTATAGCTGGTGTCCTTTCTTAATAAAAGGAAGTGTATATATGATATTAACAATAGAAGAAGCACGCAACGCATTAAGAGTAGATGGTGATTATAATGATGATATTATATTACCACTCATTGAAGCTATACCAGATTACTTATACTTAACTACAGGTAAAGAGTGGGACGATGGTAAAGACACTAATCCATTAGCACAAACAACAGCTAAGTTTATATTACAGTTATGGTTTGATCCACAGACACAGGATAGTGAGAGGTTAAAGCGTACTATAGATGGGCTACTTGTATCATTAACGGCATTAGGAAGGTCATACGATGGCTAGAAGTGTATCAGAATCATTTTATCGCTCAACTAAATGGATAAAGTGTAGGAATGGTTATATGGCTTCTCAACACTATATATGTGAACGATGTGGAGGACTAGCGACTATATGCCATCATAAAATTTGGTTAAATCAATCAAATATTGATGATCCAATGACTACGTATAGCTGGGATAACCTAGAAGCGTTATGTATTGATTGTCATAACAAAGAACATTTTGGAAGTGGCGTAACAGAGGATGGATTAACATTTGATGATAATGGAAATTTAATAAAGATATAAAATAAATATTGTATAAAAATAAAATTTAATTTTAAAAATAAATATCCCCCGACTTTCAAAAAAATTTTTGACACCGTTCGGAAACGACGATGGGCATAACTTTACCTCTAAACGATATTTTTAAATCTTTTAGGGTAGCCTAAACTTATATAAAGGAGAATATTAAATGAAAAAGATATATAATTCTATTAATTTAGAAAAACTTAAAGAGATAATTGATGAACAAGATATACAGAATAAACCTGTAGCATATGACTTATTAGAAGAACTTGAATTTATGAAAGAAACAATGGCAGAACTTAAAGCGACTGTACAGCTTCATGGTGCAACATATATCTTTAGACAGGGTGAACAGGAATATCTAAAAGAAAATCCAGCTATGAAGTCTTACAATGCTACTGTGCCTAAATACAACGCTATTATGAAACAATTACTTTCTCTTATGCCAGAACAAACTGAAGAAAAAGATGCGTTTATGGAATTTGTAACAAATGACTAATTACATTATTGAGTATTGGCAAGAAATAGAGAAAGGTAATATTGTTGTATCTAAAAGGATTTATAAGCAATATCAAAAGTTAGTTCAAGATATAGATCACCATGATAAGTATATATTTGATGAAGCAAAAGCGATGCGTCCTATTAAGTTTATAGAGGCGTTCTGCAAGCACTCGAAAGGCGAGTTAGCAGGCAAGCCTTTAAAGTTAGCGTTATTCCAGAAAGCCTATATATCGGCTCTATTCGGCTTTATAGACAAAGATACAGGGCATAGACGATACACTGAATCTTTCTTCTTTGTAGCCAGAAAATCGGGCAAGACAACAATGCTGAGTGCGATTGCTTTATATATGCTTATGGCAGACGGTGAAAGTGGTGCAGAAGTTTATTCTGTAGCATCTAAGCGTGACCAAGCGAACATACTGTTTGACCAAGCACATGAAATGATTAAGCAAAGTCCAGACTTAAATAAGAATATTCGTAAGCGTAAAAGTGACTTATATTTTCCACATAATTTTAGTAAGATGCAATCTCTAGGCAAGAACTCTAATTCACTTGATGGGCTTAACGCTCATCTTGTGGTCATAGATGAATTGCACTCAATTCAAGACCGTAACTTATATGAGGTTATGAAACAGTCGCAATCAGCACGTACACAGCCTTTATTAATCATGATAACGACTGCTGGTACACATAGAGGTACAATCTTTGATGATATATATGAGTACGCTTGTAATGTGGTAGACGGTAACTTTCAAGATGATAACTTCTTACCTATTATGTATGAGTTAGATAATAAAGGTGAATTTAAAATGCCAGACAGATGGCAAAAGGCAAACCCAGCGTTAGGTGTATCTAAACGAGTTGAAGATTTAGAGCGTAAAGTAGCAAGAGCAAAGAATAATCCAAGCGACTTAACAGGTATCTTGACGAAAGACTTCAACATAAGAGAAATTACGGGCAGTGCATGGCTAACATTTGAGGATATCAATAATGAAGCTACATTTGATATTAAAGACTTTGCAGGCACATATGCCATTGGTGGTGCTGATTTATCCATAACAACAGATTTAAGCTGTGCCACGTTATTATTTATTGATCCAGAAACAGAACAAAGATATGTTCATCAGATGTATTGGCTACCACATGATAACTTACAAAAGCGAGTTCAAGAGGACAAAATACCATATGACAAATGGCACGAACAGGGCTATTTAAGGTTATGTAGTGGCAACACGATAGATTATTCAGATATTACAGATTGGTTTCTTGAAATGCTTAATGAGTACGATATAACACCATTGTGGATATACTACGATAACTATTCAGCTAGATATTGGGTAGATGAAATGGAAGCATACGGTTTTAAAATGGTTAGAACGCAACAGGGTGCTAGAACGTTAAGTTTACCAATGCAAAATATGGGTGCAGACTTGCAGAAGAAGAAAATTAATTATAATAATCACCCTATTCTAAAATGGTGCTTAACGAACACAGGTATTGAAACAGATAGAAACGGAAATATTGTACCAATTAAAAATCAATCGCCGAAACGTCGTATAGACGGTACAGCTTCATTATTAGATGCTTATGTAGGATTGTTTGATAACTTCGAACAATTTTTGAGGGCAATGTAACTGGGGTGAACGATTTGTTCAGTCCTTTCATAGTCCAAATTTGGGCTTTGTATAGTCATAAGGTCGTTAAACGCCACATTATATAAAAAAATACATGTTGCTCATTGTGATTCTGACGCCTCGAAATACTTTTATGTGGGTAGTTATAGGCTAACTTGCCTAGAAATCGCTTTGAGTGACACAGAAAAGAGGGGATATAATGGCATATCATTTTAATAATAGAATTGAGATATTAGGAATAAAAACTGTGAAAGATGATGAAGGTGGATACAGTAAAGTAGAGCAAACGATTGCTAAACCGTGGGCTGATATCAAGACTATGCGAGCAAGTGAATTTGAATCAATGGGCTTTAATGCCACAAAAACACCTATACGCTTTATTATCAGATATCGTAAAGGTGTAGAGTTAGATCATAAGATTAAGTATGCTGGTGATGTGTATGAGATTGAATCTATTGCTAATGATGATGGTAAAAATCAAACATTAACCATTTTTGCTAATAAGAAAGAATTATAA